TACAACAATAAATATAAGTAATGTGGCTTGCAAGTTGCCCCTACCGACTTGCCTCCGTGTTTGTTCGGCTGTTCTCTCAGCTTGGTAAGGTCTGTGGAGTGCCACACTACTCATATTATTTTCCGTTGGCGGTAATACTCAGTCCGTGCAAAATCCTGCTTGACATCCGCTACCAGTTCCAAAGGAAAATTCATTTTGCAATCCAATCTTTTTTGCACTTGAATAACTCATTTCTTTCTTCCATTGTCGTTTCATTTCCTTTTCCATTTCTGCAAACCATCTCATTTTTTGGGGTTCATCATCCCAATTTTTTCGCAACTGCTGAAAGGGCTTCCAAAAACACCCTACACAGTTAGAATCAGCAGGGAAATTCAGCCCGCTATTTTGCGCCCATCGGTAAACTTCGTAATGTGAAGTTTTACTATCAATCAAAGGAAAAAATAAAGTACGCCATTCAATTTCAGCCCATTTATTATTCCCATTTGGGTGTTTGCCTACCACTGTTTTAAAGTGAGTGTTTCCTTTGTTCCGTTCGCCTCGTTCCTTTTCATCGTATCTAAAGCCTACTTGCATTTTAACAATTTCACCAACTTCTTTTTGGCAGTAATCAAAAATGGGCTTCATTTTCATTTCCGTTGTGCAAAATCGCCACATTTGATTGGGTATTGCTTTTTTCTTTCTAATTATTTCCTCAAACGTATCACCAACAACCCATTTAATTTCCCTACCTAATAACTGCTCTAAATCTCTAACCACTATTAAAGTTTTATCGCTTTCCGCAGTTGCTACAAAATCACGTCCTATCTTGTCAGAAACGTATTTAACTAATCCCTTGTCTTTTGGTTTGCAGTATTCAGCTTCAATACATACAAGCGCAAAAAGCTCTATGTCGGCAGGATAGTGATAAGCCATATAAGCGGATGTTTTACCACCAGAAACCGAGTTAACAGAAACCGTACTACCGCCAACACTGGGTGTAGTGCATGGCGGGTTTTGTGCTGTATTTAAAGTTTTGTTCATTTATCTAAGTTTTGTGTTTATTCGACAGGTTCGTTCTTCTAATCCGCCACGACACCATACCCTTTACCGTTAGCGTGCATTTAGTCAGCCTTAGTCTTGGTATTGTTGTTATCGCTAAAACTGCAATCATCGGTCTTTATCCAAGTGTCACCGTAATTTAATGCTTCATAACATTGTCGTGTTACATAAACATCTTCGTGGATCATCTTTCCGTCTTTTTCACCTTCAATGGTTATCACCCAATCTTCGTTATCGTAAATCCAATAATGTTGCATTATAGTCACTTTACCAACTCTCATTGGTATAAGCATTAAATTCCTATCGGCTTCTTCATATCTTTTACCAATTACAGTTCCATCATCAAGGTGGTTACAACTTGAAAGAAAAACGCACGCTAACACTGCATAAAGTGAATAGCGCAATTTGTTTTTTAATTGAAGTTTCATATTTATAAATTTAATTTGTTACTAATTTGAAAGTGTAGCTTTTCAAGTGCGCTACTCACCTTATACTCGTCCGTTACCAACAATATTCGCTTAGTCTGTACTATTAAATAAAGTCGGTGCTTCTAATTCTTTTTTATTTTCTTCCACCCTCTTTTTTGCTATCGCAAAATTGGATTCAACCATCTCTATACCTATAAAGTTTCTGTTCAATTTTTGGCAAGCTATTCCAGTTGTCCCACTTCCCATAAAAGGGTCAAATACTGTCATTCCTTCATCGCTACTATGTAATATTATTTTTTCAATCAACTCAACAGGCTTTTGTGTTTCGTGGTATTCTTGTTTGCATTTTCCAATTTGCCAAACACTCCCGTCTCTTTTGCCTCTTATTTGGTGTTTGCCATTAGTAGCGTAAATTATACTTTCGTAATTAAAAGAGAAATTGCCTTTTAAATCACCCATTCCTCCACCACCTTTAAACCAAATTATCTGATTTTTAGTGTCAAAGTGGTTTTTCATCTTTAACCACCAATAAGGGTAAACATCAAATCTTGTAAAGATATAAACAGCCCCATTAGGTCGTAATATTCTATTAAAATCTTTCATTAATTCATCTACAAAAACCATAACCGAAAACCCATCGTCTCCATGCACAAGCTCTTTACTTCCGCTTTTATATCCTTTAGTAAAATTAATACCATAAGGAGGGTCTGTTACTATCAAATCAACACTATTATCTTCTAATTCTCTTATAGCTAAAAAGCTATCTTTGTTTATCAATTTTATATCCATTTTGCTTCGCAATTTTTGCCACCGCACAAAATAAAAAAGGTGCAGTGCTGTTAATAATCATTTGTTCGTTTAAGTCGCTCATACAGTTGGTAACACGCAATATACCGCATTAAAACGACGGCATATTGCCAACCGTTGGCAGCAATAACTACTCAGCCACCCTTTCAACCGTAATCTTCCAATGTGTCTTGCCTTTTACCGCAAGTGTCCTTTGAAACTTCTCACCAACTTTAGGTAATACCCCTTCGTTTAGCCAAAGAAGCACCATCTGAATAAAGTTGCCTTTTGGTAAGTCCACTTGCTTACCCTTTCCGTCAATGTAAAATACAGTATCAGTCAAGCCACTATACGCTAATGTTTTTTTGTCGTTTGTCATTTTAAATCCGTTACTGCTGCCAACAATGTATAAAAAACAGGCGCAGGCAGCGTTTACGCCTCTTTTCGTAGTTAGGGAGTTGCGCCCGATTTTTTATACTGAGCCGTTGCCTACCTAAACCAATACCCCAATCCCAACACAACACTAATCGCAATGAACACCAGAGCGACAGTTCGCCACCTGTCCGTCTTTTGCCGCTGCTTTTCGGAAGGTTCGTAGCGGACAGGTTGGATGGTATCGCATGGCACTTGTACCGGAACGAACACCGTGTCGCATTCCGCGTCGATTAGTATGCTATTCCCTGGCAGCCGAACAATGCGAACGCGCAAATTGTCCCGATAAACTTCAACCGTGTCGGATTGCCACACAAAGGTCGTGTCGATGTGAACGCGGTTGGTGTGCAGCGTGTCGCGGATCGTGTCGGTTCGCACCAATTCGGGGTACTTCGCGGTGAGCTTTTCGAGCTTCTTTGTAGCGCGGTTCATTCGCCGCTCTTCTTTGGTGAGTTTGCACCCGCTAAGAAGTAGCGCGGCGAGGAGGATGTATAGGGTTGGTTTCATTCGCATCAATTTAAGTGTTGACTAAGTTACAATTTTGTCAGCTTATACCTTGACGATTAACCCCCGCCGGATGGGAACTATTCCCGGTAATCCGTCAAAAAAACCGTCGTAGTTTATGGCCCGGCGGGGGGTGTTGTTTACTCAAACATACAACTCCAAAACAATCACTTGCAAACTTATTCGACTAAACACCCGTATTTTTCGACGAATTTCTAAAAGGGTGGATCGTCAAAGTCTCGATTTGGTTCGATTCCTTTGTCGGGTGATTCCGGTGAAGTGTATTCGTTAAAGTCGCTAAAGCGTGTCGTTTCCGCGTGCCACCTTAGTTGCACCGTGTCGGTCATCCCTGCGCGGTTCTTTCCAATAATTATTTCGGCAATGCCTGCGGTGGGCGATCCATCGGCAAATTGTGTGATGCCATTCTGTTCGGGGCGGTTTACGAGTTCGATCACATCCGCATCCTGTTCAATCGCACCGCTATCCCTTAAATCGGAAACCATAGGGCGCTTATCTCCACCGCGCTGCTCTACACCCCTATTGAGTTGAGACAATGCCACCACAGGCACGTCAAGCGCCTTAGCGAGTAGTTTTAGGCTTCGGCTAATGGTTGACACTCTGTCCTCTTTGTTGTAGCCGGATGACCCCACCAGTTGAATGTAGTCCAGGTAGATAATGTCGCACTTCTTTTGCATCTTCATTCGCCTTGCAATCGTTAAGATGCTTGTAAGGTCAAATGCCTTGTCAAAAATATGAAGGTTGCTCTTTTCAAGTTTGCCGAGTGCGGTGTCAAACTTTGACCAGTCATCCGTTGACAGGTTCCCAAATTTAATCTTTGATGCGTTGACACCACTTTCTGCGGATGCAATTCTTTTTAGTAATTGCCCCGCTGACATTTCGAGGGAGAAAATCACAGAGTGGTAGTGCTGCCACACGCTTTGTCGGTGCGCTTGTGATAGCACGTATGCAGTTTTACCCATAGCAGGCCGACCGCCTACAATGATTAAATCTGTTTGTTGCCTGCCACCGTAGATGTTGTCAAGGGTTGGCATTCCGGTTGGTATGCCTGTAATACCTTTTTGCTCGGATGCCCTTACAACTTCATCGCGGATTTGCGCTGCGAGGTCTTTAATAGATGGTGCTTGATTTGACTTGATGTTAGACAGCATCTCCACCTGCATCTGAGTGATAAACTCGTCTATCTCAAAAGGGTCATCCCCTGCCTCTATGCTTTGCTGTATCTCTTGGGATAGTTTTAGTTGGGCGCGTTTAATGCGAAGTTCTTCGAGGATTCTCGCGTGGCGCTGTGCGTTGGCCGTTCCTGCGACTTTGTTTGTGAGTTGGCTGATGTAGTACACCCCATTTTCGCCATCTTGGTCGAGTGCTTCTAACTTGGATGTCTTTTTAAGTTGATCCGTAACGGTTACAAGGTCGATAGATTCACCTGCTTCAACAAGTTGCTGAATGGCGTTAAATATTGTCCTGTTGCGGTACTCGTTGAATGATTGCGGCTGCAAGATGTCAACAACCGCGTAGCACGCATCGGGGCTGATAAGCATCTGCCCTAATACAATTCTTTCGAGGTCGCTGTCGGCGGGGTATTTCATGGTTTCAATTATTCCCCCCAATGCGCCGCTTTGCCTTTACTCTTTAGCGGCGCAATTGCGGTGGGTGTTTCTTGTTTTGCTTTATCCTTTTCACTCCACTTCCGAAAGGTTAAGTTAGCAGATTTATTGTTCTTGCGAAGTGGCGCGTAATTTTCCATTGCCAAAAATTGATCTTTGACGTATTTGCGGTCGGGGTAATCCTGCAGCAGGCGCTTTGCCTCGTCGTTTGTAAGGGGTTGTTTCATCTTCATTACATCGGGGCAGTTTTCTTTTAGCCAAGTGATGAGAGGGTGATCGGGCGGCGGCGGAACTTTAGTCTTAGATGGTTTTTTGTTTTTTAAGGGTAAAAATGGATTAGGGTTTACCCCTCCTTTACCTTCTCCTTCTTCTTTCTCTTGTACTTGTCCTTTCTCTTGTTCGGTAGGTATGTTTTGCCCCCCTTCAGCACCCCCCTTCGGTAGGGGTTGATGTGTTTCTTTTTCAGGTGGTTGTAGTTTTTTATCCATTTTATCCTCCCATCCTTTGATCTGTTGGTCGATCACTTGCTTTTGGCTTATGTACGCAAACTTTGCCTGGCCCGTCAATTCGGTTTCAACGCCTGTGAATTGCCTATCCAAAACAGCCTTAATAAAGGCCAGTTTATCCTTATCCTTTTCGATCTCGTTGAACACCTCGTAAAAGGACAGGTAGAAGTTAAATGCTTTACGCTCGCTCATCTTAAAAAATACCGCAAGGGGAGGTCTTGACAAACCCTACTCAGCGCACCCACAGACAAGCGGCCTTTCGTTTTATCCCCTAAGCGGATTTTTGTACGGTTGTAATTCATTTTGTCTGTGTTTTTGTCGCGGGTGTCAAACCGGACGGGTTAAAGATACTAAACTTTCACCAAATAAAGCCCCATAGCGCACGCCTTTTTAATCTCCTCCCTTTGCTTGGCATTCGCCTCAAATAACACCCTGTCGTGATCTGCTGCATTGTGTCCAACCTTCGGGGCGACATCCCTTAAACCCATCTTTTTAGGTGTATGTTCTATGATTGTGATGCTCATAGCGGTTCTGTTGCAGACCAAATAAAAGGTCTTTCCGTACCCCGCGTCTGAGGCAATCGACCAGCGATAACCTTCCGGCAACTTATGGCGGGGAGTGCTAAGGGTTATTTGCTTGGGTTTTTTCACTTTAGCGCCTCCGCTATAATTTGCTTTTCCTTATCATAACCATCCACGCCGGACACCATCAGCAAAACCTTGTCGCGGTAAGCCGTGTAGAGTTCCTTTGTCGTGCGGTGTGGCGCGTGGAATTTCTTTGTCAGTCGCACCTGTTCCAAGATAGCAATGGCCTCGCTTGTCGGGGTGGGGTTTTCGTTGTATGCCTTCTCGGCGGCTTTGTATGCTTTCATCTCAATTCGCTTTGGTAAATCTCTTTTGTCTTTTCAATTTTGTCGTAATTCGCCAGGTGCTGCTTCCGCATAAAGGCAATCTTATCGGTCAACACTTCTGCCTGCCTTCGGTACTCATTCCGCTCAGCTGACATTTGGTTGATTTCCTCGTCAAGTTCGCGCTGCTTTTCGATTAGCGAGGCGATAAATGCTTTAGGGTTGTTCATTAGTCCAGCTTTTGTTTGTAGTGGTTAATGATCTTTTCGGTTTCGGTCTTATAGAAGTCTTTAAACTCGCCAACCCCGCCGCGCTTCTCCCAAAGGACATACAACACGCCTCTTAGCCGCTGTGATTGCGTGCGCGGCGAATCGTAAACATCGACATCAATAGCGTCTATCTCGTCTAATTCTGCCTTGCTCAACTTCTCACCGCCCCGAAAGTACAACACCCCAAACTGATCTATCCGCGAGTGTATTTCCATCACCTTTTCGGGGGTGAGTTCCTGGGTAACGAATTTCACCGCCACAGTTTTATCCTTTCGGTTGGAATAGTTGTCGAGGATTGCTTGTAGTATGATTGGTGGTTTCATTGTTGCACCTCATTAATAATTAAACTTGGTTTGCTGTATGTAACCTTTGGCAGTTCTATTTCCACGCCATCCGCATCGGCGGCCATCGCTCCGGGGTTCGCATTGGCAAACTCCCAATTGCGCTTTAGCACAATTTCACGCTCTTTGAGTTGTTCCTTTACCTCAACCCATGAACGGCATTCTTTGAAGTCAAACGAGCGGCGCCCACTGTTTAAGGTGATCTTTAGGCCGTTCTGTTCAAAGGTCTTTTCAGGGTGTTTCTCAGCTTCTGTGACCGCTATATCGCGGATCTGATCGGCGCACTCTTTGGCGAGTTTGGCTATTTGAGTCAAATGGTGGTAGGCTTCAATTGGGTCGGCGTGTCCGTCTTCAACTGATTCAACTACCGCTGTTAGTTGTTCTTTTTCTTCTTGTGTCATGGCAATACGATTTTAACTTTTTTTCCGGTTTCACCCTCAAGGCGTTTCTTTGCCTCATCAAGTGTCATTTCAATATTGTCCTCAACGATGGTCGCCCATTTGCCGTCTCGGTAAATTTCCCAACGATTCATGAGCAACAAATCACTTTCAATGGTGTATTCGAATAAGTTATACGTTCTGAACCCATTAGAAATTTTATCGGGAGTATCGTTATGCCAATAAGCCACAATAACACTCTCCATCGAATACCCCCTTCTCTCGGCCTCTTTAACAAGGTGCGCTTTGATTTCTTCGGTGGTGGCGTGGCGGAGGTGTTTAGGGCCCGCGCCATTATTTGCAACACCGTCTTGAAAATCACTATATAGGCATAAATCACCTTTTATCTCTAAAATTTTACGAGGTTCGAGTGGGCGTAAGGGTTTTTTTCCTATTACCCAATCCCCCACCTTAAACTCCTTTTCAAAGAGTTCCGGCAGTTCTTTCTCAATCATGGCTTGAGTTTCATCGTCCGAAAAGTCGTGTAGCATTCGGATGAAATCCTCTGATACTTCTATTTTTTTCATGGTTCAATGTTTTTAAGGCGCGACCATTACAGCCGCCCCGTTGGTTAGTTTAGAATGGCACATCCTCGCTGTACCCTACGTCAGCAGGGCCTAAATCAATAGTTTCATCCGTGAAAGGGTCTTGCGTTACATTTGCCTGGCGCTTGGCAAATTCCGCCTGTGCCTCCATGTAATCTGCTTCTTTCGCGTTTTCGGGTTGCGGGTGCAGCGGTGCGTCCTCCCGCACTACTTTGTCGGCAAAATACACCTTAAAATAGCTTTGAAGGGTTTTGTCAAGGTCTTTGGCGGCGTTGTCCGTTTGGGGTGAAACCTTGCCCATTTTGAATTTAGGAACCTTAAAGGTAATGCTGCCCTTTTTGCCTTCTACAAAGTCGGTAACTGTTACCGCGCCTTCATATAGGCTGCTGACTTCTTTTTTAAAGTCCATCCAGGCGTTGACCGCTGCACCGGACAATTGAAGGTTGGCAATTTCGAGTTCATTCGTTTCGGGGTTCTTAACAGCGATATAAACAGACGAGGTAAATTTACCGCCTTCTGCCTTTACGCGATCTTTGATCTCGGAGTAAAAGCCTTGTGCAATTTGGCCGCCTTTAAATGCCTTTACGGTCATTATCTCTTTTTTGAGGTTGCGCACTTCATTGGAATAGATACCGCTTTCGCTTGAATCGTTCCATCCTTTGACCGTTGAAAGTTGATCGAGGACAAGGAATGTGAAAGGGAGTTTTACCTCGACATTCTTTTCCTGCATTTTGTCGTAATAGGTGAAACAGCCGTTTGAGCCGTTCCATTCATAGAACCGCTTTGCAGGGTTCTTTACTTCGTCTACTGGGTTACTTCTTGACATAGGTATTTAGTTTAAATGGTTACTTGTTTAGTGGTGCTAATGTACTTCGTTGGGGTATTCCAATGCAAATCTTTTCGACGAAACCCCTTGAAAATTCGACGAATTTAACCGAGCCATTCGGTCATATCCCGATCAGCAAGGTAATTGTCAATGATTTCTTTGGTGCGGTCAAAGCCCCAGGAGAATAGCGCCAGATAACCGCGCTCATTCAGATCCTCAATAGTTGCCTTCTGACCGCGTAAATGCTCGGAGGACTTCAATTTGCCGTCTTTACGGTAGGGGGTGTCTGCTTTAAGCTCGATAAACAGCCCCCTGTAAACGCCTGCTGGTTCAAAGATAATCAGGTCGGGGCATTTAAAACCATCCTTTTGGATTGCCTTGTTTCGGACAGCCTGCGGAATTGTTAGCCGGACATTTGCAACGGTGTCAGACATGAATAGCACATCGGGGTGTTGCATTTCGAGCCATTGACAAATTTGCTTTTGCAGGTGGTACTCGCGGTGTTTCATTGCTGTTATTGATAAGATGTTTTTCGGACGAAATGTGCGCTTTAAAAGTGTTCGTTATATGTTATTCGTAAAGTGGGGCTATTTTATCCAATGTTAGCACCAATACTACCAAGTGCGTATTGATGCCAATTCTCGTCTCTTAATGGAAGCCCTGCCATTTCCGACTAATTGCAAAACAGTTTCCCTGCAACTATCAGAGCAGTAATGCCTTTGCTTTTGATTTCCTCCGTAGTTAATCCAAAGCTTTTTGCCAATTTTCTGTTCAAAAACAGTTGAGCAAACAGAGCATTCACGAGTTACTATCGGTTTTTCAACAGGTTCACGCTTAATGTTTATTTGTGTTTCCAAATGCTTAATCTCGTAACCGATTCCAAGTAGTTTTTTATTGGTTGGCAAAAGCTTTTTTCCAAGCTGTTTTGCAATTGCCAGAAGCTCACCATTGGCATCTAAGTTGTCAGGTATTGTAATGTTTATCTTTTCCATTGTTTTGAAATTTTCGTTATTAAATCCGTACTGGTGCTAACAGCACCTAAAACGCCATGCCCTGCGGGACACAGGCGTTTAGCTGCATCCCGTTACCCGCACTCCGCTTCAAAGACATCTTTGCCGATGAAATCTCTGGCGCACACCTTTGAATGGTCTACCGCTTCAAAGATAGTTTTAAAGCGTTTGTTATCCGCGTGTCCGTCGTAAATGACTGTTTGGCGAAGTCCATTTCCGCATGGTTGAAACCTGACAGCCTTTGCCGTCCAAAAGCTGCCTGAGGGGTGATAGTCGGGAATTATTTCAATCTTGCCTTTGGTGTTATCGCGCCAGCCAATTACCCGCAGGATATGGTCGCTGTCTATCTTATGTTTTGCGGCTATTTGCTTTAGCTTTTCGTGCTTCTTTGCAAAGGTTGTTAGGTGCTTAGTTCTGCGCAGCGTTTCCGCGCAGGCAGCCGCCACTACTTCGCTTGTCTCTCTTAGTGTTCGCATCGCTTTAAACTTCAAATGGATAATAGCTTTCGGTTACTTGTCGCCGTTTTGCCTTTAAACGTGAGTGCATAGAGGGCGGCACCTCAACGCCCCTGCTGTTGGCGTAGTTGTCCAAAAGGCGCTCTGCCGTGTCCACCTGTTGCGGTGTCAGGCAGCTTTTGATGACCTTAAATAGCCAGATAACAGTGTCGGTGTGTGTTCTCATTGTTCGTCAATTTTAATTAGTGAAACAGCGTTTCTATTTTCAGAATAGTCTTCGTGGAGCTGCCAGCGGTAGCCTTTTTGTGCTACAAGGACTTTCCAATTATCAGGATCATCGTGAATTGAATAGTGAACTGTGGCAACTCTTTTTCTTTCAGAATCAAATAAATCCTTGTCAAATTTCACCCGATTGTCAATTTCCGGCTTTGATTTGAGTCGTTTTAGTTCGGCTTTGAGCCTGGCGTTTTCTTCGCGGAGTTCACTTACCAAAGCCTTGTCAAATGTACTTTTCTCGTGCAACTCTTCCCAGCGCAGCGCATCGGGGAGGGTGAGTTCTTTTTGATGGTCGCGCAGTTTGTGTATATCGGTGTAGCTCTCCGTATTCGCGTAGTCTCGTATGTACTTACCTCCCACGCCTGCATAATAACATAAAGGCGGCATCCCCTTCCTTTCAAAAAACGCCTCGACCTCTTTTCGCGGCCATTTATCCGCGTCAATGGCAATTTGGCTTAGTTCAATCTGCTTGAGTTGTTCGTCGGTGTGTAGTCTTTCTTGTGTCATTGTTCGTAAGTTAAGGTAAATGATAGGTCAAATTTGTTGGGGTACTTAGGGTAGGTGTCAATCTTCAAAAGCACCCATCCTTGTTTGTGCATTGTGCGAATAGTGTTATCCACCTCGGTAACGCTGTTGCAGTCCACGTGCGCGGTAATTGTTTTGCTTTCCATTTTAGTCGTTGTTTTTGTCAATGATTAGCTGTTTCAATTCGTCGAGCAGGCCAATTTCAGAAAAGAAATGGTAAAGGTCGATGTTGTAAAAGTCGCCTTCAACATCCATCACGCGTATCTCCTCAATTTCCACATCGGGAGGGCTGCCAGGGTGTCCAGGGTCGCCGTTGGGGAGCGTCCATTGCATTTCCTCTCCTGCAAAGTACTGATAATCGACTTGCAGTTCAAGTTCTTTAAAGGTGAGTTCTGTTGTGTTCATGGGTTTGGTTTTGTTGACACAATGATACGCTTTTACCCCAATCACTTCAAAATCTTTTCGACGAATCCCCTAAAATATTCGACGAAAAAAAATTTTGGTTGGTGCCGCGCGGGTATGGGTGAATGAATTAACTTTGTCGGCATGGGGAAAGTTACTAAAAGCATTCAAAAGTATTTCGCGGCAACGGCTGCGACTGTTTCTGCTTTCTCCATATCCGAAACATACTTAACCCCTGCCGTATTCGGTGGGGGTTTTGTGTTTTATGGGTAGAAGCATTCGTTGGGGGAGGGGATTAAAAGACAGTTGCCCCAACGTCTTAAAAAGACCTACAACGGGATGCCTGCAAGGTCAGCGTCAGCATAAAGGGAAAAGACGTAAGACAGGCACGGGGGCCGCATAACCCTGGTACAGTTGTTCCCAGACCGAAGATCAGCGGTGATACTTCGGGATTCAATCCGACGGGATGGCTCCGACGAGCAGAACCTAAGTCGGGAGAAAGATGCTGAACCACACCCTTTTTTTAGGGCTGGTATTAGGATATTCGCATTCTTTCTCTCCTCAAGGAATCACCAACAAGCAGTAACACTACTAACAACAACTAATAAGCAGGTAGTGAGCAAAAAAAACAAACCCCTCCCGGCATGATACCGAAAGGGGGCTGCTAACCAAACAATGAAAAAACATGAACCTGCGCAAGGTACAAAATTTGCCGCAACCATGTTTGATGAAATTCGTATATTTGGCTAAGGTTTATTTCAAACTAATCTTTTAGTTAACTAATTTAAACTTATTCTAAATAACAAGTGGCAGACGGGAGAAAAAATAACAAAGGTAAAAAGGGCAACAGGGGAGGTAGACCATCTAAAGCCGAAGAACAAAAACTCATTGAGAAGTTAACCCCTTTAGAGCCTAAAGCGCACCAAGCCCTAAAGAATGCTATTGCAGCGGAAGAACAATGGGCGGTGAAACTTTTCTTTGAATATATGTACGGAAAGCCCCGACAGCAGCACGATGTTACAACAGGCGGCCAACCATTCCCAACCCCAATGATTATCGCGCCATCAATGGACGATGAATGAGAATGCAATTCGGCTGTCTAAAAAGCAATGGCAGGCGTGGAATGCCCTTGAAAAGCCACACGTTGCGGAAGTCTTTGCCGGAGGTGGTGCAGGTGGGGGTAAATCCTACTTAGGCTGTCTTAGGCAGATATACCGAAGAACAACATACGCAGACACGCGCGGCTTTATTGGTCGTGAAAGTTATACCGCCCTGCGGGACTCCACAATGAAGACATACTTTGCACTACTCGCAAAGATGGGATATGTGTCTGATGTTCACTATAAGTACAACGCGCAAGAACACACCATTTATTTCAACAACGGCAGCGAACAGCACTTTAGGCACATGGCATGGCAGCCGTCCGACCCCGATTACAATAGATTTGGCTCAACAGAGTACACCGATGGCTTTGTCGATGAAGCGCCAGAAGTAGATGAACGCGCCTGCCAGGTGTTATTATCCCGGATGCGTTACAACCACCAAAAGCATGGCATCACAAAGGAACTGCTTTACACGGGCAATCCTGGGGAGAATTGGGTGAAGTATGCCTTTGTAATGGATGACCAGAATAGGCTTCTTGCTTTGCCACAACACCGCGAAAGGGTGCTATTTACCATATTTGACAACCCTGATGAGGAGTTGCGCGAATCATACCGCCAAACGCTTGAGCTGTTAGACGACTATGACAAACAGCGTCTATTGTACGGTGATTGGACGGTGAACCCCAACATCGAACGCCCATTCGCATTTGCCTTTGAAGAAAGTAAGCACGTGTCAGCAGATGCCATACAACGAGAAAACCTACCTATCAAAGTTAGTGTAGACTTCAACAGGCAGCCGTTCACCTGCATAATTGCGCACCTGTGGACTGACGAGCAAAGCCCACACCTGCACATCTTTAAAGAGATTGCCGTTGACAATGGCAGCATTGAAGAAATGGCCAGAAGGATTAAGGCAGTAGTGCAAAACCTTTTCAGCATTGAACTTACAGGTGATGCGATGGGGAACAATAAAACCGTCAAGGTGCGCGAAAGCGACAACAACACCATGTTTAGCGCGCTAAGGGATGCTTTGGGGATAACCGAAAAGCAGGTGCGTGTGGTGCGCAACCCATTCCACGTTGAAAGCAGGGAGCAATACAATTTAATGCTTGCAAGGCACCCTGACTTTAAAATACACCCATCCTGCACGGGGTTAATTCGAGATCACAAAATTGTTGAGGTTGACGAACATGGAAAGATTAAGAAGTCAGACCGCTCGCAGATAGCACAGCAGGCAGACTTCTTAGATTGTTCCCGCTATCTTTGCAACACCTTCTTAGCAAAGTACATCAACACGCTTAGGTAACAGATAATTTACTAATTTAGACGCATGGAGTTTCACCTGTCAATGACCACGTGCCCCCGAAAGGAAAGCACAATAGTTAGGTCAATTGAATCCCTGTGGGAGTCTGGTTACGATGGAACCATTTCGGTGCATGACGACGAAGACAAGTCACTCGGTTGCTTTAGGAACTTTCACAAGGCACTCACCGCAGCGATAGATTCGGGTGCAGACATTGTAGGGCAAATCCCTGACGATATGCTATTTCAAAATGGATGGCAAAAGGATGTAGAAAAGCACTTGAAAGGCGACCTAATCGGCTACCTCGCGCTGTATGTCCCAAAGGGATTGGGTGAAAGGTACAAATTCACAAAGGGGATCAACGAAATTAACGGCGGTTGGGCATCGAGTTGGGGAGGGTGCTACCTAATGCCCCGCGAAAGCGCAAAGCAACTTGTTAGCCACACCTTCTACCAACGCCACCTGCACAACGACTTTTCGCGCGATGAACAGCGGAAGTTATACAACTATGCCCCCAACAAACGCATTGACCATGTTGTGCCACACGTAATGCATACGCTTGGCCTTAAACAGCTTTATTATGTGCCTTCAGTATGCGAACATATTGGAATGAAAAGTACAATAGGCCATAAACACACGGATGCCGAAACAGCATACCGACCATGAAAGGCTTCTACCCGAATACCCCTAAGACATGGAACCGCATTTCATGGGTAATGCGAAAAGGCGGCTACAAACACGCGCTGCGCTTCTATTGGGAAATAGCGACCATCTGCAAATGCGATAACACTATTCCCGGCATTAATCAACATTGCCGCGATTTGTCAAAGTCAAACGTGGAAAGGTGCTTTAAAAAGGCATTCGGCTACGGTTCATTTGTCGATCCATCATCGACGGGAAAGGCTGTAATAAAATCAGAAACAAACGCCGCGCACGATGGGGCTGTTGTTAATCTACCTTTTAAACTTAAAGAGGGTCAGGTCTGTCAAAAGTATCTGCCCTCGACTGTCGAGCATCGGGTGTTAATCATTTGGGGTGAACCTGTATGCGTTCTCGTGAAGCATTTAGAGCGACAATTTGCCGACAAATGCCGAATGAAATACGCCGAGTTGGGTGAGATATTTAACAGCGAAACACGGCGACAAATAACAACCTTTGCGGAGTGCTTGGGGATGGATTATGGGGAACTTGATTTAATAAAGCACGATGGTAAGTGGTACATTATTGACGCGAACCAATGCCCTGGGTATAACGCCTCGTTATTTGATATGCCAGAATCAGACCAAATGAAATTCGTAAATTCGCACAAATCATTATTTGAATGAAAGTAGTAGGAATAGGATTGCCAAAGACAGGCACAACAACCTTAAAGAAGGCACTCGAAATACTTGGGGTTGAGCATGAAGTTGGCGATCACGTCCATCTATACAATGAAACCCCCAAAGCAGACATCTACATTCTGACCGTCCGAGAAAGCGTTGACACATGGTTTGACAGCGTAAAGCGGTGGGATAAGATAGTAGGAAACAGACCTGAAATAAGGGTGCAAAGGTTGCGGATGTATGGCAGCGACACGCCAAACGAATCATGGAAAAGTAAATACGAAAAGCACGCCCGCAAGTGGATGAAGTCAAAGGATAAAACCGTTGAATTAATGTGCTGGGATTGCGGTCAAGGGTGGGAGGACTTGTGTGCAGTATTAGGTTTGCCAATTCCTAAAGTGCCATTCCCGCACGCTAACAAAAACACACGATATGCGAAAGGTGCTTAAATCGAAAGTAACTTGCAAGGTACACCGTGCTTCACTTGATTATGAAGGCAGCGTAACACTTCCAAAGGCATTGTGCGACGACTTAAACATCAAAGCAGGTGAGTTTGTGGACATCAACAACAAGGTCAACGGCAACAGGATTAGCACGTATGTCATTTATGGGGATAGCGTGCAGATAAACGGCGCAGCGGCGCACCTGTTTGAGGATGGCGACATTATCCACATAAATTCGTACATTTGGACTAAGGCAGACCAATGGCCGGAGCCAATTATTAAAGACCTGACAAATGCCACTACCTAAGCCCCGTGCAAACGAATCTAAAAGCAAATTCATCGACAGGTGTATGGATGATGCAAAGATGCGCGAAGAGTACACCGATGTAAAGCAGCGTTATGCAGTTTGTCAAAACCAATGGGATAAATGAAGCCTACCGTGAAACGATTTAAGTTAGGGGATTGCGTGTACCACGTAACCGACCCCGACCAATTGCAAATGATAGTTACAGGCATCCTCCACGAGCTTGGCGGCGGCATCTCTTACCGATGCTCTACAGGCGGTGATTTAGGCTATTATTTTGCAGAAGAATTGACTAAAGAACGAGTTTACCGACCAGAATTAAACTGATATGGCACAATGCAGCCCATGCGGGCAATTTAAAGACGTGTACCAATGCGGTGCTGAACTAAACATCGGCACAGTACCCGCAGGAACTTACATTGTAATGATTACCGATCTAACGAGCGGCTTTAGGAGAATAGTTAGCAAGGTGCTTGCAAGCAAGGATGTAATAAGCGTAAACATCAGCGACCTTGCAACAGATCACACCTACCGGATAGAGGTTGAGGTGGCATCCACACAAGCAAACCAACCCTTTGACATTGACGGCACAGATTACACGTGTGGGGAGTTTGTGATACGGCAACTCGAAGGGGATGCGCCAGACGAACAGAACCTAATCCCTAAAGCATGACACTCCTTAAGATTGTCATAATGAGCCTGACCTGTTTTGGCGCATTGCGGGCTATCAACACATTTCTTTGGAAGATTAAAGGTGTAGGGTTAGATGACATCGAGCCGGACTTTTCAAAGTGGGAGCAATTTATCCTATCCCCTGTACTCTTTTGCGTGTACTGCACAGCGAGCTTTTGGGGGTCTTTGGCATACCTGGGGATGGCAGCCAGCGGTTACGGGTTTAGCCTATTCGAGTGGCTTATTTGCGTCATTGCAACCTGTGGATTAAATGAGATAATCGAACGCAACACATGAACCTTTTCTACAAACTATTTTACAAAGGCTTTCTAAAGTACCACGAGGGGCATAAGCTCACTAAAGACGATTTGGTATATGCCTTTACAGACTTTGAAGGCAACCGCTACTTTACATGGTCTGACAAGGGGCAAATCCCAAAGGTGCGTTATGACCGCTTAATGGAACTTACTATTTGGTGGGAGGCGAGGGTTGCACCCGAAACAGTTGACCGAATGGCAGACGGCATAATTGAGGCTGCTGAACTATCCCTAACAGGTGAAAAGCCAGAAGACCGCAGCAAGATGGTAAGCAAGGTTATTGTACTGGCTAATGAGTTGAAGTTGCGCAAGGAGAATGGCTTGCCGCAGGTCATTGCAAACGAAATGGCGGCTGTTTGGGCAATCCGTGAGGATGAAGACCCCGAAGTGATTAACAACCAAATTCACGAGGAAAAGGTCGATATGTTTGCACATGAAACTGCAATGGGTCGCAACTTTTTTTTTCGGCTGCCGAGGCTGATGAAACATTTAGATTTGTGGCGGGTGTCCAGAAACGAATTGAGGAAACTGTTCGCGGAATCGGAGACAAAGGAAAAGCGGATGGACTTGGTGATGAAGCAAATTTTGTCAGACTTCTCATCCGAAACTACCATAGGGGGCAGCGGTCAATAATTTCAGAAATAAGCGACGATATAGAGAAAACCTATCGTCAATCAATTTTGAATTACTTATCTTTGTTGCGAAAATTCGCAAACCATGCCCGAAGACATCAGACAGCGGCTAATACTGGACGTTCAAAAAACAATCGACGATCTAAATAAGATTATCGGTAAGACTGAGCAGCTTGGCACAGAAGTCAAAGAAACAGGGCAGGATGGTAGTCGCGCGATGGGTGACTATGCTACGGCACTTCAAAAGGCAGAGCGTGCAAGCAGATCACTCGAAAAGACAATCAACGAACAGGAACGGCTGACGAATGAATGGCGGCAGGAGCTTGTTCAGGTTGAACAGCAGCAAAAGAATGTAGGGCGTGGCAGCCGCGAATACTTCCGTTTGCAGAAAGCCCAAAAAGACCTCAACAGGGCAATCAAGGAGAATGTACGCGACATTAAAGGTCTGCGCTTAGACAAGCGTGCTATTGACAGCAACATCCGCGACCTAAAGCGACAGGGGAAAGCCTTTGATGACACCCGCAAAAAGACCAACGCATTTGGGCGCGCTGTTAAGAATGTCGGTCGGTTCTTGCTTGCTGCATTTGCTGTTGATAGAATTATCTCGTTTGTCCGTTCCACGGTGCGTGCCATCGAGGAGTACCAAAGCGCGGTATCTGAACTAAGGGGAATCACCCAGGCAACAGACGAGGAGATTGAAAGCCTGACAAAGACGGCGCGCGAATTTGCAAAGACATCACAGTTTACGGCCACACAAGTTGTCAAAGCACAGACCGAGCTTGCAAAGTTAGGGCGAACAGTTGACCAAATTAACGCCACAACCGAAGCGGTATTACTTTTAGCAACAGCCGCCGGAACAGATGTAGCCAATGCCGCAGAAGTTGCCGCCCAGGTGATGAACCAATTCGGGATTGAAAGCGAAAAGGCAGGCGAAGTAACAGATGTTTTAGCGCGGTCATTCACCAGTTCAGCACTTACCATTGATCGCTTTCAGGGCGCATTTAAGCAGGTTGGTACAACAGCCAACACCGTGGGTGCATCACTTGAAGAAACAACCGCGGCGATTAGCGCGCTTGTTGACGCTGGTATCCCTGCTGAAAAGGCAGGCACAGACCTTCGCAACATTTACATAGCACTTGCAGAGGAGGGGTTAAGCTGGAACGAGGCACAGGAATTGCTTTTAAACAGCACCGACAAACTTTCAACCGCAACGGATCTGTTTGGCCGCCGTTCCGGTGCAGCGGGTATTGTCTTGGCAGAGCAAGCGCAAAAGATAGCCGATTTAACGGTCGCATATCAGAATGCAGAAGGCGCAGCGTCAGACCTTTCAGAGGCACAGTTGGACAATCTGAAAGGGGATAGGCTCATTCTTGCATCCAATTGGGAGGAGTTTATTTTGAGTGTTGAGGAGGGGACGGGGGTAGTAAGTGGTTTTTTGCGAAAATTCACACAAGCAGAGACGGAGATAGTAAAAGGTCTTAAAAATGTCACGAGAAGTGTGGATGATGTTAATGAATCCTACTCGAAAGGCATACTGGGGCGGCTTGATGAGGCAAATGAAGAAAGTAATTTCTTTGTTCAGCAATTGAAGTATTTTAATCTTTTATCGGATGGCGTTGGTGTGGTAGCAGAAGGGGAGCAAATCGTTAGAAAGTTGGCAGGAGCAACGGTGGAGATAACTGATGATTTGTTGATTTTAAACAAAGGCACTTCTGAAGAGGTTAAAAATAGAATAGACCTGCTAACAACAGAGCAAGCAAGGCTTCAAACCATATTTGCTGAAAATGACAAAATTGTTGATTTAGAAGTTAGGAAACTATTCCTGCAAGGCGATATAACACAAAAGCAGCGAGACAACCTTTTAGCCGTAAGAGGCACACTCGAAGAGCGCAGAAAGCTGTTAGAACAAATTGAAAAGGAAAACGGCCAATACACTAAGCAGGTTAAAATAACTAAGGAGCTGCTAAAAGTAGAAGCCGAAAGAGTTGGTTTAGGATTGGCTACCGCGGAGCGAAATGCCACAATACTACTCGATCAACTCCGTGCAGAGTTAAGCGCAACAGAAAAGGCATTAGCAGCAAAAGAGGCAGCCAATGATGCGGATGTGCGCGGAAGGGAGCGTCTAAAGAAACGCATTGAGGAAATCAATTTAGAGATTATCCGAAGCGAGTTACAAGTGGCGCAGGCTCGTGAGGATGCAAAGCGTGAAGAAATAGCCCTGTTGCAGCGCATCACAGATAAAACCCCTGCTATCCGCGCCGAAATAATACAGGCACAGACGGAGCTTGTGGGGCTTTCTCGTGCGGTGGATGACTTGCTTTTGAAGTGGGCAGAGGGCAATATAACAGACATAGCTCTTAACCCTAATTTGGCTGGTGAAATAAATTTCTCAGAGGGCATTGAAAGCGAGACAGAGCAGATAGAGGAGGCTGTTTTAGGAATGAATGAGAGGCTGCAAGTGTCTTATCGGGAGTGGGCAGATCGAGTTATCGAAATATACAATGAATTAAAAGACACTGGAATAACAACACAAGAGGCTATTGCGATGGCTAACAAAGAGTATAGCGCACAGATACTCCAAAACACCTTAGCGACCGCATCGGCAACTTTAAGCGCATTTGGAAGCGTGTTTGGTGGTATAGGTCAATTGCTTGGCGAAAGTGCCAAACAAAGCAAGGAGTTAACCTTATTTCAAATACTTTTACAAACAGCGGCAGGTATTGCCAATGCAGTAGCGCAAGCGCAGACAATACCGCCACCTGGTAACGTGGCTGCTGTTGCAACTGGTATAGCATCTGTGCTTAGCGGAATTGCGCAGGCCAGAAGCTATTTACAACCAACACCATCCTTTAGCAATCCCACCGTGCAGGGGTTCGCAGAAGGTACGCCATATTTAAAGCGTGCAGGCGCACCAAAAGGTAGAGATACTATACCTGCCATGCTCGATGAGGGGGAGGCTGTTATACCAACTAAGCGAAACAAAGAAGCGCCTGGACTTGCAGCGGCATGGATTAGCGGGAATTTAGATGAGTGGGTGAATAGTTACGGTTTTGAGCAGCGCGTGAACAATATGCGTGTTGTTCATGTATCCAACAACAGCAACACATCCGCTTTAGACGATCACAGAATGGTCAATAGGTTGAGCCGTTCGGTTGACTTGCAACGCGAAACACTATATGAAATTCGCAAATTCAATAAATTCTCATCACGTAAACGCGCAGGTTAGTGTTCAGATTCACTTTAAACGGAACCATTTTAAGCGATGAGCCTGAAGGGATAAACGAATTTCAGGAGGCCATTGTACGGAATGAAGATTTGCGCGGAATAACCTTTGAATACGTTGGTGATTTAACATTTCGCGGTGATGGCTACAAGATTATTGCTGACGCATGGCAGGAGGGCTTTTGCGATTACTTACCACTTGTTATTGAGCAAGATTGCGGTGGGGGTGTCTTTGAGGAGGTTGCAACCTTACGGGTGGTGTTGTCAGACATAGACGAAAACCTTGAAAAGTGCGAGGTTTCAGTTTCCCCGATAGATAACAGCTATTACGCATTGATCCACAACAACAGGGATTTGAAAGTGGATATGCGGTCAACAAAGACTAAAAGCGGCGAATCAATGACCGCTTGTGATACAGTTGATGTTTCATTCTTTTTGCCCGAACTAAATAGCGGTGATGTAGATTATGAGGCCGACACACGGCAATGTTATGAACATAAGGCAGCACTTGAACACGTCTTAACATATATCACAGACGGCGAAATAGACACCGTAGAAAGCGATTACTTAGACGAATTGTACTGGTCATTGCCCCAGCAGCCAGACCCTACAATGTATGACTGCGAATCATTTGATGCGGTAATTGTTACAGGGCTTGCAATGTCTGACTTGAATGGCATTTATGAGCGTAACGGAGATTACAACGGACAGCCATTCTACTTGCAAGAAGGAGCAACAGGTGAAGTGGGTGGACTGCCTGTACCTTCTTTTGTCTTAACTGTATTCACTGAAAGTCCATACCTTGCGCAATGGTCGTTGATATACGATAGCGGTGCCATATCTGCATCCAACAGCACCACACCGGAAAACCCGTGGGATGCTACATGGCCATCAGGAACCTTTGAGCAGTATTGCCCTAACCCTGAAATTGTAGATAGTAGCTTTTGCCTTTTGACTGGTGTTGAGTTAAGGCAACATACGGGTGATGCTGTTGCAGTGTCTTTTAAAGATTTACTGCAAACACTTTTCGCAACGCATAACCTATTTTGGGCAATAGAGGGTGGCACTTTCAGGATTGAACCATTTAGCTATTGGCTTGGGGATAATGGTCAAAATATCACAAAAATAGTTGACCTAAAGCGATCTGTTGATACATCGAAGCTGTACAGTCTAATAAAGGTGGGCAGCGAGACAAATGTAATTGACAGGGATTTGGTGTATAGCCTGCCCAACTACAAGTTAAGCGCACACGCTGTCCAGGAGTACCATTTGAGCGGTCAATGCAACACAGAATCACAACTAAACTTAATCAGCCCGCTTGTTTATGACAGCAACACCATCGAGAAGGTCATTGTAACGCAAAACGCAAACGAGGCGGCAGGTGATGATCCCGACACGACATACGATGAAAATATTTTTTACGTGCAATACGGCACGGACAGCTTAGGCAATAACATAGCCGTTTATGACACCTCATTCCTTTTGCCAACATCGCCACCTAAAGGCGTTGTCTATAATCCATTCCTGTTTAACAACCGAGTTTTAGCTCGACACACCTACCACAGCGACATAGTGGTTTATGAAGGCGATGAGGATGACATTGTGAAGGCAACAGCGACGGATCCCGACAGCACCGTAACATACATCAATTACTCTTGGGCAACCACAACGCTATCCCCCGCCCAACAATCGGCTTTAAACTCGCTTTTTGGTGGTGCTTACCCATCTGGATTGCCGCAGACATTCGAGTGGGGTGGTGAAACATTCCCTCCGGTACAATTTGACAATGATAGTACCGATGGCAATTATGACCCAAATGGCAATTGGTCAACAACTGACTATTGGTATGAAGCACCGGAAAACGGCGTTTATGGGTTTAACTTTGCGGTTGCCATAAAGAAGGTCTACGACAAGGTGATGCTAATAGGTGACACCACTTTTATCGACACCAATACGCACCCCAACCCCAACCAATACTACCTACAATCAATAGTTCCGTGCAGGTTTCGATTGTATATGGATGTGATTGACGACAGTGGCGACCTTTACAATACAATACCGCTTTACGTGGAAATTGTAGAGGATAGCTATTACAATGAAATTAGCGGCACATTAGCGCAGTATGACAGCGTAATATTTAGCGCGCCAGACACGAATGGTTTTCAGCTTCAAAATGTGTTTAATACAGGAACGGGTGGGCTTGGTGATGGATATACCGCTGTGCAGGCGCAAAATATTGTTGGTGAATCAGGAAAGCTAAATCAGATAGCCGTACCAACACCGCAAAGCAGGATTAACGGAGTTGTGTATTTAGAAAGCGGGTGGAGGATGCGATTGCGTGTAGACATTTTTGCACAGCAGTATTTCCCGAACCCAGCAACGGACGAACAAAGGCAGGTTAGGTTTGGTGTTGCGGAGGATAGCTTTGTAGAGACAACCTTTGTTCAGACTGGCGGGGGGATTGTGCCGGGTTACAGCAACGACGAACACGCGGCAATTCAATACATCTGCGATCACCCCATGACACTTGCATCTTGGAAGGCGTTAAAAGAAAACCCGCGAATGGCAATAGGTCTAAGCACAAAGCAACTCGAAATAGTTGACACCTACTTCTCACGCATTAGCCGCAACTTTGAAACTGGGGAAGCGTCAATTGATAATATCACAACACGAAGCCGCTTATGAGTACGCTAACACATAAAGACTTTCAACCGAAATACTTTGAACTTTACGGCGCTACATCTGCCTGCACGAATTGCAATGACGACTGCTTTGGTATTGGTGGCACATGGCTGCACAAGGCTCAGGATGGCGACACGTTCAGCGCTCAATTTGACATAGGGCTTTCCGATGGCGAAACCCAATTAATGACAAACCCAGAATTTACAACGGGTAGCGATAGCCTTGACGGATGGACGGTAACAGAGTTGAGCGGCGCAATTACACCAACTGTAAGTGATAACACGCTTTCAATAGCAACCTTTGCGGGAATTAAGCAATGTTCATTCACCCCAAACAGCAATTACCTTGTGGTGATAAACGTGGTAGGTATTATTGGCACAATGGTCATAAATGGGGTTGAAATAAGCGAAGCGGGACTACATGAAATAGTAGTTACTGCCGATTCATTAGGGTGCATTGGCATAAACCCCAATCAAGTTTATTTGGCAAATATCGAATACTTTGAAGCATACGATTGGGCAGATGTGGCGGACTTTACAGGTGAGTTATATTTAATCGGTGAAAATCCGACTACCGCAACCCCAACTCACACCTTTGACGCATCTGTTTTTGACGTTTCAGACACATACTTGTCGATCAATTTCAACTGGGATGACTTAGGTGTTAATTACGGTAAGTATTTCGTGTCCATATCATACGACAATGGCGGCGACACCGATTACATGGTCAGCAATCCTATTGACTTTCAACAGCAACATTGCGACAGCTTCCTTTTCTACGGGTGCTTAGGTGTTGACTCATTTGGCTTTTATGAAAACGCATTCTTTCCAAGCGAACGACTTTACGGACGCTTTACCAACACCTATGACAGCGACAGACTTGTTTACAGAGATACGGGCGGCGGCATTAAGAACTACTTTTCGGACATCCGCAAGACGAAGACTTTTAGCGTAGAGGCAATACCGGAGTTTTTGCAGGATTGGATAGGAACATGGCTTGGCTATCAATCAATAGATGTTCTTAATCAGTCTTACGTTGTCGAGGGGGATGACATTGACGCGGATAGCGTTTCGGAGGCCCCAACCTGGGCAACAATGGAAATAGAACTGCGCCGAAACAATTTAGCGTTAAGGCGGGAAATTTGTGACGAATATCCGGCCTGCGTGCCACCGCCGCCTAACTGTTGGCTGTGGGAAGATGGTCAGGAAATAGATTGGGAAGCCACTATACGCGAATGCATACTTTACAACTAAAAAATTAATACAATGGGAGTGAAAATTTCAGACGCAACACAATTTGGAAGCGCACAACTAAACGACCTGTTTGCAGCCGCACGCGGTAGCACAAGTGGGTCATTGAGTAATTCACAAATACTCGACTTAGCCGAAGATCAGCTATTTCAGAAGAACAGCGCAATAGAACTATTGACAATAAGCGGCGGTCAAATAACGCCGGACTTAGCCGACAGTTACGTATTTTACACGCAATTCAACACAAGCGGTGCCGAGTTGCAATTGCCCGACAACCCGCCTTACAATGGCGTTCGTTTTACGGTGTTCATTTATGCGGGGGCATCTGCTGGCTCATTAACATTTGAAAGCGGTTACGTTCGGTTGGGCGGCGCAGAGGATGTTAGTTTGGTGAATGGCGATGTTTCACGGGTTGATATTTGGTACGTTGGGAGTGGTGAGGCGTACTACACAATCACCCCACCAGAAACGGCGGTGGGAGTGGTTCAAAATTTTGATGTAACCATTGCGAGCGCAGATGTTCTCACGTCAAACGCAACACCTGTTGAAGTAATTGCAGCACCGGGAAGCGGTTACTTTATAGATGTTCAAAGTTGCTTTACTGGTTTGGTAGACGGCACATCGCTTTATACGTCAAACGTGAATGGATTTGTACTTCATTCAGGTCAGACAATAGGATCCTATGCTGTTGGAACGGCTAATTTAGGCAGCTTAATTGTTAGACAACAAGCAACGGTGAGTAGTGGTGTTTGTGATAGCTTGGCGAACATTGATAATGTCGCTGTGAACTACCAGACGATAACAGGCAACCCCGCGACAGGCGACTATGATCTAAGAATTTGGGGTACATACATTGTTAGAACAATTTAATCCCCTATATTTACCTTGCATTATTTCATAATGATGGGTGATTTTTGATGAATGCAGACCCTCGGCAAATTGTCGGGGGTTTGTTTTTTATTCCATATCGCAATAAGGAATATCTATGCTTGGTGAAATCAAATAGAAATTTATTATCTTTGAAGCACCTCTAACTCCATTCTTGCCACAACAACGGGCATTTAGAAGTTGTAAAATTCAATTAGTGTGAACTTTAAACAACAAACAGATGTCATCAATTCAATCCTGTGGCGAGTTTCTCGACTACGATGAGTCTAATGTTTGTACGGAATACACGGGTGGTAATGATGCGATGATCCTGGTGAAACAGGGTGTAACCATCAACGACACCACAAGTCAAACGGATGTTCAGAATGCTATTGATGCGGGCAATGCCAAATTGATTTCAGGCATTAAGGTTAGTATCGAGGCACCTGAACCTGTTCGTGTAGATAATTCGCGCGCTTGCAGTCCGCAGGCGGTGTTGACTTACAACCGTACAGCACAGATTATCGACGGCAAGGCAAACGCCACAAACATCGACTTTTGGAACGCGGTAGACGCTTCTCAAGGTGCAGTGTGGGGCATGGCTATCGTGCATAGCTGCGCACACGCTGAACAGCTTATTATTAGCGGCAACATTCTTGTTTTGGGTGGGCTTATCAACCCCCTCTCTGACGAGGAGAGCCAACAAATTGAGCGATCACTTGAGTGGAAGTCTAAGAGCGACCCTCAAAAGGAGACTGAAAACCCAATTTTCAACGCTTAAACCAAACGGGGGCAGTTTAACGGCTGCCCCTTAATTTGGCAATGGAAAAGGGTGTACTGCTCATAGCATACGGCGCGGACAATTACGCGAAGATGGCCTATAATATGGCGCTATCCATTAAGCACTATTCGCCTAATGTGAAGGTGGCGATGGTTGATGGCGGGTGCATGAAAAAAATTGAACACCTTCGACCAAACTGGCGTGAGTTGTTCGATCACATACAAACCTTCACCCCCGAAAAGGCAGGGCAGAATAAAGTGAAATTAGACCTTTACAGCCCATTTGAAAAGACATTGTACCTCGACATTGACGGCATAACGATTAAAAGCATTGAACCGCTTTTAGAAGGGTGTATCGCATCCGGCGCACCGCTTCTAACGCAAGTACACGGCAAAGGCGGTTTGGAGGACAGAATTAATTATGGTATTTGGGCAAAGAATGTAAGCGCATGGGCGTGGTTCGACATTCCTTTTGACGCTACATTTCAAGCCACACAAACAAGCATAGTGTACTTCGACAAGTCGCAAAATATAACGGGAAAACTGTTTAAGAAGATGCGGGAAAAGTTTCATTTCCCGTCGGAACTACTTACGCACAATTGGGGCAACACAATCCCTGATGAGTTAATTTACAGTGGGTCGGCTGCACATTACGGCATTGACCTCGACATTCGCCTTGTAACAGACACCCACCCTGTTTTCTTTGGCAACACCCGCGCGATGCGTTTCATGCTCAAAGACATTGAAAAGGCCAACTACGTGTTGTCATTCCCAGGGAGTGCGGCGCAACTAAAAGCAAAGTACTTAATGTTTGCGCAGAGTTTTTTAGACAGAATTAACCGCGATGCTTTCAAAGTAAAAGAAGTTTTTCACAAAAAATTTGCAGGGTAATGGGATGCAACTGTGGAAATAGACGGCCAAAACCTCGGCCAAAGACAAAGCCAAAACCGAAGAAATGACAGCACCGGAGCGCATACAGGCATTCATTGAGACGGCTAAAAAATACCACCTCGACAAAGGTGAATTTGAACCGTGGAAACTCCCTAATACAACCAATGCGGAGCCGCTAAACTTATACCCCGGCTATGCGGATGCTGTGCGCCATTTACACCAAATTTCTATCCACTCCACCAAAGACAGTTTCCCCGAAAAGGAATTTAGGCGGTTGATGTCCAATATGGAAGAGCAAGGCATTGAGTGGTTAAAAGACAACTACCAACCGATCACTCACACCGTTTGGAACGAGTTTATCAACACCGTTACCCGCGCCTGCTATAATGTAAGCTATGTAGATAAGAATGTGAGTGAAGATGTAATTGACTATTTGCGTGAAGAAATACCAAAGTACCAAAACCTATTTGCCTACTTTAAAAGCATTGCCCCAAAGTTGATCGCAAAGGATGCGATGAGCGTCTTTACGGTGCTGCCTGAAAGCCTCGAATTAGAAGTTGACGAGGAGAATGAAGGCACAGCAGTAATTGCGGGGGATATTAACCCCATGCCGCAATACTTTGAATGCTGGCGGGTAATTCACTTTGAGCATGGCAGGGAGTGTTTGATATTGCGACCTGAAAAGTCGCCTGTAATGTATGGCAACAAGATGCACAATTACGGGCTTGTTTTCGAGTATTACAACCAAAATGTCATTGAGCGATATGTGCAGGTGGGTAAGCAAACCGAATACCAGTTTGCTTTAGAATGGGATTTCACCCATGAATTAGGCTATATGCCTGCATGGCGGTCGGGTGGTATTGCTGAAATGATAGACAATGAAGTGGTTTACAAAAGCCACTTTTACGGCGCTGTGCCGCACCTTAACAATGCTATGGAGGATGCCATGCTGTTGAAAGCCGTCAAGTTTAAGTCTGCTTTCCCAACCGCTGTTATGGTTGTTGAGGATTGCGATTACGTCGCGCACAACGGCGCTACTTGCAACAATGGCTACATCAAATACTTCGACAAGATTGAAGGCGAAGATATTGAAAAGGAATGCCCTCGCTGCGGTGGTACAGGCAAAAGCCAACGATTAAACCCATTTAGCACAATGTACGTGCCAGCGGCCAACCGCGAAAACCCTGAAAAGTACAGCGCAAGCGATGTCCTTAGTTATGTCTCCCCGCCAACGGCCACTATGGAGTTCATGCGAAAAGAAACGGATCTGAATTTATCGCGGGCAGCATCCGAAATAAAGATTGGCCGTACAATTAACCAAGAGGGCGACCATGTAACGGCAACCGAAAAAGGGATTGACCAAAAAGCAACCTATGCCTTTATCTACTCCTTTTCAATGGTGTGGGCAAAGCTGTTTGATAATGTGCAGCGGGCTGTTGCGCAAATGAAGTGGGGCGACATTCCAACCATTAAAGTTATCGAGCCGAAAGACTTCGACCTTATGACCGCCGATGACTATCTCGACAAGATCAAGCAAGCGCAGGATGCAGGCGTAGCGCCCGCCATACTTGCAAGCATTATCAGCGACTATATGTTCAGCGAAGTCGAAGGGAGTTATGCAGGCGAGCGAATGATCGAGACAATTATAGCCGCAGACCGCATCTTCCAAATGGGGGGATTGGACGCGCTCACAATGGGCGACAAGCTGCAAAAATGGGAGTACACATTACACGTCAGTTCATATAACATCGTTTCAATGCTCATGGGGCGCGATGCGAATTGGATAGACAAAGAGTTGGCTGATCGCATTGCAGACGTTCAAGCAGAAGCCCAGGCATTAACACCAGAAACAACCAACGAGGCAGTTGATGCCCTCAATCAATTCGGCGCGTAATGGAAAAGCTGAACCGATTAGACACGGTTCCAAATCAATTCCTAAACGCCGTTGAGCGCATTCTACCGGAGTTGTACGGCAATCTAATTAGCACCCTTAACCTGGAGCTGGAAAATGGAAGGGTTGCCCGCACACAAGCAAATATGCAGCGGGTGTTAACCGCTTTAGATGGCTTTAAGTCATATATACTAAACCCCGATCTAAGCCCCTACTTTCAGACGGTAAGCAACTTCATGGGTGAGTTTGACGTGCAAAAGGAGTTAAACAACCAAATGTTAGCCGCTTTTGGTACAATTCCAACAGCAAGCGAAGTCGTATATGCTGCTTCACGCAGGCAAGCGGTAAATTTGCTTATAGGCGATCACATGACCAGCCAATTTGTAGGGGCATTGCGTGAAACATTGATTGAAAGCGTAAGCACCCGCAGAAGTTATACCGATATGGTTGAGGCGCTGTCAGAAGTTGTTAATGGGAACGCGCAAAGGGATGGGCGGCTGTTAAACTGGACAAAGCAAGTGGCACACGATTCTTTTGCAATGACTGATGCAGCATATTCGTCAAGTGCCGCGCAGGAGTTGGGCGTAGAATGGTGGTCTTATATCGGCGGGTTGATCGACGACAGTAGGTGCTTTTGCGTGCAGCGCAACGGAGGCTACTACCACACCGATGAAATTCGCCAATGGGGTAATTTAGAGGATATAGGTGCGTGTAGAACAGACAACGGATGGGCGGGGCGAATGCCTAACACGGACGCGGAAACAATCTTTGTAAAGCGCGGCGGGTATCGCTGCCAGCATTCATTTATTCCAGTGTCCGAAAGCGTAGTACCTCAAAGCGCAATTGATCGGTGGAAGGCTAAGTTTGGCAATTAGTAGATGTTATTAAAAAAAGTTATATCTTTGAAAAAACAATAACTAAAACTTATGGCAGAGTATAACGACAATGACCGCGTGCGGGTGTTCAACCGACAAACGGGCATTACATCTTACGTCCGTTGGGGATTTATCAAAGACCCGCAGCGGCGACTTCGCAATCAGTTGGAGCTTGTTGACGAGCCTGCACCCGCAGAAACAACCGAACAAACAAAGCGAAAGGTTGAAGAACTGAAAGCAAAGTTCAAAAGCCGACCCGCGAAAGTTGAGCCTGAAACCGTTGAAACGGCAACTGTAAAGGGTGAAAGTATTTCCGAAAGCGAAACAGCGCCAACGGAAGTTGAACCTTTCGATGCGACAGGCAAAAAGAAGGCCGAACTGGAAGCATACCTTGAAAGCAAAGGCGTGGAGATTCCTGACGGCGCAAAGAAGGCCGAACTAATTGAACTTATTGAAAATCTTTAAATCACAATCATGGCAGTAGAATTAAAGCAAATTGCAGAGTACCTTGACATAGACCCTGAAAAGGATTGGGATGAGGTAAAAGAGCAGATCGACAACGCATTTGTACGGGCAACACCTGATGCGGTAAAGTCTAACAAAAAGCTGTACGATGCTGTTTTAGGCGGCCTGAATGGCGCGGTAATTACCCGCATCAAACAAAAGGCAAAAGACTTGGGCGTTGAGCTTACAAAGGACGACATTGAAGGCGTAGATCAGACTATTGACCTAATTGATGTAATGGCAGAACGCACTTCTGAAAAGTTGAATCAATATCCGTCAAAGATTGAGGAGTTGACCGGGCAACTTGAAGAAGCCAAAAAGAAGGGAGCATCCGCCAAAGACGTTGAGGAGTTGACCGCCAAACTGCAATCTTACGAGCAGAAGTACAAAGATTTGGAAGACTTGCACAACAGCACCGTGCAGGACTTTGAAGGGTACAAGCAACAGGTGGGCGAAGAAAAGAAATCTTTTATCGTCAATACCTACAAGCAAAAGGCTCGTGAGTCTGTGAAGCTGAAAACCAAATCGGATTGGGAGCGCAAAGGCTTTTTAAACGACGTTGACAGCAAGTACAAGATTGACGTGGATGGTGATGAGCCTATTGTCCGCAATGCGGAGGGCGAGCGCGTTAAAAACCCTGACAAGGCAGGCGCGTTTATGACCTACGAGGAGGTTCTCAAAAAAGAGGCCAAAGATGCGGGGTTGTTAGACGACAGCCCTCACACGGGTAAAACGGTACGAACGAATGCTCCGGTAATTCATGCGCCGGATGACAAAGATAAACGGCCAGAGCGACAACCGCGAAAAAGTGCGGTACAGCTTTAGGCTGCACAGTTAGAGGTAACTGACTTTTGCCTTAACGGAGGGCATTGAGATTCCGGTTTTGGTTGATTTCCCGCCATAAATGGGAGTGATTTTTTTAACTCAAAACTGAATAACAATGTCATACGTTGATAATGCGTTGGTTGCCTGTGCAAACCTGCAAACCAACTTAGATAACGCCTTTACGACGGGCGAGCTTGTGCGCGACAAAATTCCCGCGCTCGAAGCAATTACGTCGTATCAACACCCTATGCGAATGCTCAACTCACCTGGAGGTGGTAAAGAGCGTAAGGTAGAGGTGATTTACCAACAGCGACTTCAAGAAAGTTCTGTGGCAGAGGTTAATGAGCGCGGATGTACCGCGACGGCTAAGCCTGCTGAATTGTCTACTGTTTACGAAATGACCGGGCCAATTCAGGAGACAGCCACCCTGTTTACAGCTTCGCACTTGAAAGATTCTTGCCGCGATAATGGCGAGGTATTCGCAACAGAGATTGCGCGAATGCTGAACGCTATGCGCCGCAAAATTGCCACACAAGTAACAGGCGAAGTTTCGCTTTTGTCTGGTAATTGGAGTACCGATGTAACTGTAAATGCTAACAACGCTTACGAGGTTGCAACGCAAAAGGCTAATGGCGACTGGGATCCCGAAGCACTCGTTGACATCAACATCGCTGCACGCGATTTGACCGAGTACACTGGTGATTACATCGTCGTTGCAAACTCCGATATGTGGAAGTACTTGAAGATGATTGAAATCGGTTGCTGTGCAAACGATGGTATCGACCTTCGGGAGACTTTCGATATGTACGGACTTGCGGCCATGTACGACAGCCGAATGGCAACCGCTATGGCTGCTGTTGATGCGGATGCTTTCCTTATCAACATCGGATCGGTACAACTGCTGAACTATGTAGAAGCCCCTTGGTTGGATGGTACGCCTGTTGGCGAACCTTTCCGAGGTGCTACATACATTTCGCAGGTGTTCACCGACCCTGTTACAGGTCTTTTGATGGAACTTACAGTGAAAGATGAGTGTCGCGGAAAAGCGCACGTAATTCTTAACGCACAAGTTCAATCTAAGGCTTTGCCTTCTGACTTGTTTGCTTCTGGCGACAAATATGAAGGGGTGAATGGTATCAACAAGATTGCCATTTCTAACCCCTACTAAGTAGCTTTCTAAGCTGCCATGTGTTTAGAGATCATGGGCGGTGCTGTGGCAAGTGCCGTGGTGCCGCCCTTGATTTTAACAACTAAAAGCAAACAAGAATGTGTCTAAGTAGATTGATAACAAGCGGTTTCTCATGCGCAGACGATGCGACATGGAGTTTAACAAAGGTTGGTGTTAGTGAGCAACTATTGACCAAAGTGATTGGCAGCGAGTACCCCAATGCGCAGGCACTTGTAGATGACAAAGTTTCCCATGCCGAGGCCAGCATTTACAACACCGCTGTATCGAAATTCAAGCCGACAAACTACCACAATTCAATTATCGACACGCGCGTTGTTGGCGACAAATATGACGGCATAAAAGCAGCCGTTTCAAAGTTTCAGGGGTTCATCTTTGAGACCGATCAAGATAGGGGCGACTTATCCGTTTCACTTCAAATAAACAGCGTGTCTATCCAAGTGGATTACACCGGAACAATCACCCTAAAGATTTACAACCTGACCAACGGTGTTGAGGTGTTGTCGCAAGATGTATCTGTGACAGCGGGTGAACTTACCACAGTTAGTTTAGACACCACAATAACGGGTGCGGGAAGACAATTAAAGGTGGCTGTTGGTTATGACCGAACGGGCGTTCCTGCTTACAATTACCGTCAATACCACGACTGTTTGGCGTGCAAAATTCCAAAGTGCGGACGGTATTTGTACGGCTATGGCGCAGAATGGGATGCTGGCTACACGAACATCCAGCGAACAGGACACATGGCAGGTCTGTCAATAGACTATTCATTGGTGTGCAATTACGAAAGTTTGGTGTGCGCCAACAAGCAACTGTTTGGCGAAGCATTCCTTTATCGCGTGGCAGCAGATTTAATGATGTACGGGCTAACTTCAATGCGGTGGAACGATACGGAAACTGAAAAGATGCAGCGCCAACTAAGCTACTTTGATGCCGAATACAACAGGCTAATGGATCAGGCTTTGAATGGCGTAAGATTGCCTAACAATGAATGCTACGGATGCAAGGCCAGATTTGGCACTAAAACTATGACCCCATGAATTTAGACCAATGGGCAGACGACTTGAGGCGTAAGGCAGATGCACTAAAAAATAGTGATCGCATCCTTGTATTGTCCGTTGGTAGCGCGCTTTCAAAGATGGGGCCGCGAATCTTTGAAAAGGGGCAGGATGTAAATGGCGGCACGCGCAATTACAACAATACCGACCCAATTTGGTTTCCCGACAGCAAAGCCCCGAAAGGTAGCCAGAACGACGGCAAAACGGGGCGTGCGCGCAAAACAAGCTATTACAGTTCATACGAGCAGTTTCACATTCAGCAGGGGCGTGGCGGCAGCCCAATGAACTTTCGGCTAAACAACGACCTTCAAAGCGACCTGTTAAACTCATCTGTTGGCCGTACTGCTAATGTTGTTGCCACGCCAAAGGTTAAGAAGGTGAACAACCTGGAGGCGGTTATATCGCTAAACAGATCGGAAAACGTGCAAAAGGCAAATGGACTTGAAAAGCGGTTCGGCGTTAAAATCTTTGAGCTGTCAAATAGTGAGATAGAAGTGTTTCGGGATGCTGCTGCATTTGAATTTCGCAAACTGTTCAATCAATGATAAACAACATTTTAAATACCATCAATGACACGCTAACAGGGTACACTAAACTGTACTGCCTGCTCGAACGGCGTGAAGGCGACACTATTGAGTACAGCGGTGGCGGTTCGTTCAGCACCATACCCTTTGATGAGTATGCAGTTGGTGGTTATTGGCGGCTAAGAAGTAGCGTAAACATTGAAGAGCGGGAAGGGTCTGTTGCTTGCAGTAAAAAGCAAATACTAACCTATCCGCTATACTTTGTGGTGTGGTTTAAGCGCGATGAGATAGACGAAAGCCCCGATGACTTTGTAAATTATACGGTAGGGGCTATTTCCAGTTTGCGCAGCAGCGAGAACCAGGTGCGCACCCGTGTAATGGGATGGGAGACAGACAAGCAAAAAGAAGAAAGCGGTAAAGATAATGATGCGTGGACGCTTGTGCGAATTAGCGTAGATGTCATTTTTACAAAGAATTGCCCGACAACTTGCAGCAACATTGTTGATATATGCCTTTTGAATGGGGCTATCAATGGCGAGGCAATAGGCGAATTTTTCAGCGACTTTAACATAACAGTTGAGGACAGCGATGGCAATGCCGTTGGTAGTTGGGATGGCGAAAAATGGGTTGTTCCCGCAGCGGTTGGCGGCGATGTCGTGTTGGATGTTAACGGCGTAGAGTTTACCACGATAACAGCCCCCGATACATTCGACCTGCCTGTAATTCAGGACGGTTCACCCGTTGGAAGCAAAGTTGGCAGCGATTGGGTTGTGCCGAGTTGCGCAGATGCAGATTGGACTTTGAAGGACACATCCGGCGACACGCTTAACAGCGGTAGCATTGCGAGCGGTGGAAGCGAAGACATAACCGCACCGGATGCCAACTATTCACTCGACAATACCGACGGAACCGAACTA